GTCTTTTCTTTAGCCCATCGGCTACCGAAGAAAGAGCGTTGATTTGTTCCTCGCATTGCCCTTCAAACCGCATAGAGTCTGGCTGCTGACTAACCCCTTGGACAAGGTTGGGAAGAGAAGTATTTATAAGTGGCATAAATTAATAGAGAGATATATTTCTGTTGATGCCTATTCTTGAAGCAGCATCGTAGTTGTCAAATATTGTTCTGTCTGAGTTGCCGTTGTCAGATGTTTCTAGGTTAGCTTTTGCAGCAAACTCATCACGAAGGATAAGCGCTTCAAGCTCTCTAGAACCAACAAGGCGAGACTGCAACGATCTACAAGCTCTAAGAGTTATGTATCTTCTAGCTTGTTCTGGTAACTCGTCCCATTCAAGAAGGAAAACAATAGTTACCTTTATGTCGTTATCAAAAGTTGTTGTTCTGTTCTTTCTGTCATACAACGACAAACCTCTCTGAACAAGATCCACATTTTCAGTGCCGTCATGGTCTACTTGAAGAGTGTTTGTTGGTAAGGTTATTGTGCTGTTGACAGGTGAAAGAGTGTATTCCTCGACTGTATTAAAATGCCAACCCTCACTCTGTACTTCTCTGGAAGTTTCGTCAAGGATCGTCACAGCGTTAGCTGCGGATACAGGAAGTTCTGCTGTGTTTGATATGCTGTTTACAGGAGCTTCGCCAAGATAGCCAAGCATTGTATTAACAGCTTCAAGTTGTGTTGTGAGTGTTGCCATAAATTTAAATTAAAAGTTTATAAGAGAAGGGGCAGGGGACTAACTTAATAATCCCCCACCCGAACTCTGTGTTTATGATTTATGTAAGATTACTTACGAGCCTCTGCACAAGCCTCTGGGCGAAGCACGTTGTGTCCCATAGCATATTTTGCTACGAACAGAGTACCTTGGTGAGCTACCGAATAATCGGACTCAGTTGCAAGGTCAAGTAACTTAACAGTTCCGATACCACTTGGGTGTCCTGCAAGGAAACCTGTATCAGAAAGATCAGCGTTGTAGCCATCTCCGTCTAGTGTTCCATCACTGTTTTGGTCGTGAACTTCGTTCTTTGCGTTGTCATCATCTTGTTCTTGAGAACCATCTGCGACTGCAACATCTACCAAGTGGTTTGACTTATACAAGTTAAGTCCTGCAACCATAGGTATTCTACCTGTAGCAATATTACCTACACCACCTGCATCACGATTAGTTGCTAAAGATATAGCAGCGTTATCGGATGTGATAAGTTTGTAATACTGAGTAGGAGTAAGAATAGCAAAACGAGTGCCATCATCTGGAACATCATTTTCGTCTAACTTCCTAGCGATTGTATACAAAGCATCAATAATTTCTGGTGCTGTATCAAGAGCGGTTCCGTGGTTAGTAGATATTCCTGCTTTACCATTAGTGATGGTTGCGGTTTGTCTAGCTCCACCTGCAAGTGTCTTCATCGTTGCAATGTCGAATCTCTTAGCAAGAGCCTTACCGAGTTCTTTAGCGTAAATGCTTCGAACATCATAGTGGTTCTTGAGTTCGTCAATATTCGCAATGAATGTAGAACTTACTAGAACGTCATCAATAGTGATTACTCTTTCAGCGTGTTTGATATCACTGAGGTAAGAGTTTCCACTGTCAATTATCGATTGTCCAGGTGTGTGGTACTTAGCTGTTGCTGTACCTGTAACTGGGAACTGAGCGGATTTACCAGATGAGATAGTTCTGATTGTATGCAAGTCCTTCATTACGTTGAACTCGTCAAATGTTGTCAGAATCTCATTGGCAAACACCTTGAGAAACAAAGCATCTTTATCAGAAGCTCCGTTGATTGCACCTAACCTTGAGGGTGCTGTATTTCCATTAGCCATAATTTAATATGTCCTTTCTTTTTTATTTTAGTTTGTTGTTTGTTGTTGTTTGGGTTAGAACAACTCACTACAAGTTAAAACAAAAAGACCTATGTGGTGTTCTTGATTGATTGTCCCTCGCAAGGGGTCGCACTTAAACAAACCTTTTGGTTCATTTTGCGTCTTTGTTGTGTGTTGAAAATTACTTAGAAGGTGCGTGTTCTAGATCATTCACGTACCTCAATATCTCTCCTATTGTTTCCTTTTCGCTCGTTGTGAACGAATGGGCTTTCAGTTTCGAGATAAAGTAAGGGATCTTTGTCGGGGGCGGTGTAGGGTTTAGGAGAGAACATCCACTCATCAATGAGATCATCATTAGCATTGCGCTGCTTCTTATAAACTTCCTTTTCATACGCCTCTACAATTTTGTAAAACATCTCGCCAATCTTAGGAAAATTAATCAGCAAGCTGACGAGTAGTTTTATCATAAATTCTATTTTGGTTTAGCTTTGCCTACGTTTAGGGCAAGCCAGTTAACTACTTTAGCAAGTATCGAAGTAACTTTGTTGTCTGTCTTGTTTGGTGTAAGAACACTTATAAGACTTGCAAGCGTTACTGTTGCTGTTGCAATAGATATAAGCTCTGCGCTGTTTTCTGTGATGTATGTTATCATTTTTATATATTAGTTGATACTGAAATTCTGTTCTCAACCTCTGCTCTGTAGGCAGGATCGATGTTATATCTTC